ATGCAGGTGTTGTGCAGAAGACAAAAAAACAATCCGGTGCTTGTGGGAGAACCAGGAGTGGGTAAAACGGCTGTTGTTGAAGGTTTGTGTAACATGATCGCGACAGGAACGGCTCCGTTACAGCTCAAAAACAAACAAATTTACAATTTGGATTTGTCTCTGATGGTCGCGGGGACCAAATACCGTGGCCAGTTTGAAGAGCGTATGAAACAAGTGATGGATGATTTGATGCAATTGAAAGACTCTATTGTGTTTATTGATGAGATTCATATGCTAGTTGGTGCCGGTAATGCAGATGGAGCCATGGATGCAGCCAACATATTGAAACCAGCATTGAGCAGAGGTGGTTTGTGCTGTATTGGTACTACAACATTTGATGAGTATCGTGAATTTATAGAATCTGACGGGGCGTTGGAGCGTAGGTTCCAAAAAATTGTAGTGGATGAACCGGACTATGAAATGACTTTCGATATATTAACCGGTTTGAAACACAAATATGAGGAGTTTCATAATGTTGTATATACAGAAGAAGCTGTACAACTAGCGGTTGATTTGAGTGGTAGATACATAACAGACAGGTTCTTTCCAGACAAAGCAATAGATGTACTGGATGAATGTGCCGCTAGGATGAGGCTCAAACACGGTACAGTACCTTCTAGGGTTGTCAAACTAGACGATAAAATACAAAACTGTGCAGATCTAGCGATGGAGCATTTGACGAATGATGATTTTCTAGCAGCAGCTACATATCGAGGGGCTGAGAAAAAGTACAAGTCTCAACGAACCAAAGCGGTCAAATCGAGCTTGAAAACACAAAAAACATTGGAAATAACAGATCAGCATATTCGATCAACAGTCAGCAGCTGGTGTGGTGTTCCTCTGGAGCATTTGAAGAAAAGTGAATCCAAAAAATTGGTGGGTCTGGAGCGTAATCTTAAAAAATATATTCTAGGTCAAGATCAAGCGGTTGAAGTGATTTCAGACAGCATCATTCGGAGCAGAATGGATGTGTCTGATCCGGAGCGACCGGTGGGGTCATTTTTGTTAATGGGTCCAACTGGTGTCGGTAAAACATATCTAGCTAAACAGCTCGCTAAATTTGTGTATGGTGATGAGACCAACATGATTCGTGTGGACATGAGCGAGTTGATGGAGGCACATTCAGTTAGCAAATTGATTGGTAGTCCTCCAGGTTATGTTGGTTACGGGGAAGGGGGTCAATTGACTGAACGTGTCAGACAAGAACCATACAGTGTTGTGTTGTTTGATGAGATTGAAAAAGCACATCCGGATGTGATGCAATTGCTGTTGCAGCTTCTGGATGAAGGTCAATTGACAGACAGCAGAGGTGTTGGTATCAATTTCAGAAATTGTGTGATACTGTTAACCACAAACATTGGAGCAGACCGCATGCAACACAATCATGTTGTAGGGTTCGGTAGTACTGATGAACAAAACCTGGACAACATTAAAAAGCAATTACAGAGCCACTTGAGACCTGAGTTTATTAACAGATTAGATGAGATAGTCATGTTCAACAGTCTCAATCAGGAGACATGTAAACGTATACTGAACAATGAATTGAAAAAGTTTACTGATCGGATGGAGTTACAACAAGTCAAATTGAGCATATCTACCCAAGTCAAGAGACTTTTGTTAGAGCAGGGTTTTGATAAAAAATATGGGGCACGTCCGTTGAGAAGGATTATTCAATCCAAAGTACAGACACCGCTGGCTAAATTCTTACTAGAACATGAACGCCCGGTGGTGATTTCAGCTCTGGTTGATCAAGACACTGTTAAAATTGAACACAAAAAAGCATCAGTCGTTAACGACTGATGCTAAATTGTTTAGAGCGTATATATCATTTCAACGCCCTAGGTTGTTACCTGTAGCTTACAGATGACCCGTGGACAAACCGCCCTTGAGACCGCCGACTAACACCAAGTGGTAGTAAAGCTCAGCACCGAAAATGTTGTCTACGACACCATAACGGGTAAGCAATCCGACACGAGGACTGAAATCATTGGGTCCGATGGTACGTTGTACCATTACGGGGATGTATGGGCAATAAATGATACCTGTGTCGTAAAACTCAGGACCTTTGTAACCCAACAGGGCATACTCGACCTGCTCACGTAAGCCTTGCTCACGTTGTGCTTCGGTGCGAGTGTCACGATAAACGTTGAACCTTCCGCCGAGGTTACCTACTTTAGCTACGCCAACAGGTTGTGTGTTGACGGAACCATTAACAGGCATCCATGTAAACTCAGGAAGCATCTCGAGGATCGCGCAGACAGCGGGGCTAGCAACAATAAAGTTTGCTGCACCACGGCGGTTGCGAATTGCGATACGATTTGCTTCTACAATGAGTTTTGCGTAAAGGTCACGATTACGTTCTGCCATCCAACGACCATCAGCAGATTCAGCGAACCATGCACTGTATCCTTTGCCTAATCCACCCTGAATTGCGGTTTGGATCATACGAACGATCATTTCACGATCGATCTCAGCTTGAAGCTCATAACTCATCGCGTTGGTGAGTTCAGTATCAACGTCGATACCGTTCATGTTCTTCAAGTCCTGTTCCAGTTCCACACTCCAGTTGGCAGCAAGCCTACGTGTACCAGCTTCAACTGCTGTCTTTTCAAAGCTAACCTCGATTGTTGGAATCTTGGATCCCAATTCGAAGTCACCTAGAAGAGCAGCAACACCAGCGTCCTGTGCGAGTGCACTGAATGCAACACTACCTTGACCTGCGGATAAACCGAAGGCTCCGGAAGTGACACTGGCAATGGCTGAGTCCATACTAGCACTGGATTTACCAGTGAAGCGGGTATCAAGATATTGATATCCAAGTTCACCGTCTGTTCCGTTTCCAGCCAGACCACCAGCTGTGTTAGCACCACCGGCTGCTTCACTATATGGAGCAATGTTTCCAGCAGCAGCGGTTAGACTTCCGTCTTTACCGTTTGTGTTGGTTTCTCCAAGGAAGTCAGATCCGTACTTGTAGCGCAAAGCAAAAGCGAGTCCAACAGGACCACTCATGGGCTGAACACCTACTAACTCGTTAGTCAACAACTCTGGGAATGTACGACGAATCATCGGAATGAGGATCTTTGGTAAACGTGCATCGCCTTGGGCATATGCAGCATCGCCAGTAGCAGGCATGATACCTGCTTGACCACCAGCGTTGATAGAACCACCAGAGAATACTCCTCCGGTTCCTCCACCTACGTTAGCCTCATTTACGCACCATTGCTCTTGGTTCTCCAAAAGCATGGCTGTGTTGAGACGTGTATGATCATCTTCGATAGGTGCAACGTTTGCTGAATTGTAATCCAATACAGGACCCCATTTTTCAAGCAAAACCTTAGCACGACTTTCATCGATATAAGCTTGAGTTGGTTTAATAACTTTTGACATATTGTGTTTTCTCCTTGACCTTGTTACTCAGGTATCGCTACCTCATACTAAAAATTAATATTTACCAAGTTCCCCCATGTAAGTGTCGAACAATGGATCAGATTCTGTCTCATCCAGGTTGCTGGCACTCTCGGTTACAACTTGTGCGGGTTGCTCTTTTTTCTCTACAACGATATCAACATTTTTTTGTTGAGTGGCACGTTGTTCACGAGCTTGTTCACGTAGTTTCAAACGTGCTTGATCGTCTTCTTTTTCGAACAATTTTACAGTATAATCAAAATTTTCCGCGATGAACTCAGCACTCTTGCCGCTGAGTACTCGTTTTACGTACTCTTTTTTACGCTCTGGTAAACCTTGACTCTTGCGCTCTAAAATGAGTTCTGCTTGAGCGCGCTCCAGGTTCTCTTTGAGTGTTTTGGCTTCAGATGCTGTTTTTTGTGCAAGAGCGGTGCTTTCATCAATACGACGTTTACCGTCTTGTATGGCACTGGCCACCTTTTTCTTGGCAAGCATCTCATCAACTGCAAGTACTTCGCGAAGTTCTTCTAGAACCTGTGTGGCGCGTTTGTTGTTGACGGCTTCAGTTATATGTTCAAGCGGCAAAGCTTTTTCTACATACAATTCTAAATAGTTGCTGATGTTGTCCACCAAGCTTTCTTTGAGAGTACCGGCTTCTTCGTTCAACGCTGTTTGATACTTCTTGACAATGTGTGTAAGTTTTTGAGCATGATTGGTGTCTATAGCTTCTACCAATTTCTCTAGCTTCGTACAATGATCACTGTCAATTGCTTCTAACAAACGTTCGAGCTTGGATGCATATGTATCATCCTGCTCTACTAGGGCTTTCTCAACGTGGAGGTCTACACGCTCTTGTACTGCTGCATCAAAAGCTTCTTGTATATGTCCCAGACTCTCTTCACTCAGAATGTCCTTGGTGACCTCTTTCAACATTTCTTGGAATTTTTTATTTTCAGAACTCATGATTAAAAAAGTGGTTTTTTCGCGACTAATGCAATACGTTGCTTGATTTTGTTGTGCAAAACCTGCTTCAGACTGTTGTTGGCCTTGGAAAAATCACGTTCATTCAATTGTTTGATGAAGTTTAATATAGGTTTTCTTTCCGGATTAGTATTTTTCATTGTAGCGCTACTAATTATTTAGTCTAACACACGGTTAATTTTGTTTAGAAATGAACATATTTGTTCTTTAAGGTATGTATCTATGTCTTTTCTAGGTAAATTTTTTATACCTGACTCAAAATCGTCATATGATTCACTGAAACTACCGTCTTGTGAGAGT